CCGAGCTGGCCGAGGCGGCCGCCGCCGCGGCATGCATGTCGCCCCCGTGGACCGTCATGCCTGATCGGGCGTAACGCGCACGACGTTCGTCCCGTCCGAGTAAACGATTGCATGCCGGGCTGCGGCAACGACGACACCGGTGCCGGTCGCCCCGATAAACTGCAGGCCGAAGCCGCCGGTGGTGTTGTTCTGCACGATCCACTCCTGCTCGGCCAGCGGGACGACGATGTTCCGCTGGGCGGTGAGCGTGCCGGTGAAGCGCAGGATCCGGCAGCGGGCCTGCGCTGCGTTCAGCGTGGTGTTCGCATCCGTCATGGCGAGTTGCAGCCGGGCCGTCGCCACCGGCGGAATCCGCAGGTCGAGGTAGTTCGTGACCGTCGCCGCGCCGGTGGTGACCTGGTACAGCGGGAGCCGTCCGGCCGTAAACGCGGTCGTGTTCGCGCTGACCACGCCGGCCCGGGTGGCCTCGACGAAGTTCGTGGCGCTGGCGGTCAGCGCGACGGTGCCGTTCGCGATCCGGGTCAGCACGCCGTCGAGGTTGATCATCCCGCCATAGAAGCCCCAGGTCAGCGCGACGCTGGTCAGGGAGTTTCGGCCGAACAACATCGCCTGCGACGCGGCATCAAACAGGCTGTTGGCCTGCGCGGAGGCGCCTGCAGTGTTCGCGGTCACCAGGTTCAGGTTGGTCGAGAGATCTGCCATCAGAGGATTCCTTGTAGAACGTAGCCGCGACCGGTGATTGCACTGCGCTGGTACACCCGCACGCCGTAGGACGACAGCAGGCCGCCCGAGTCGCCCGACTGCTGCGCGGCGGTGTAGCTGACTGTCGTCGTAACAACGCTGGCGAACGTGCGCCGCAGCGTGGTGAATGCGGTGTTCCACACCTCGACGTCGTAGAGCTGCGAGGTCTCGCCCAACGGCGGGTCGTAGTTCCAAGGCAGGTCGACCCCGACCCGGGACCGGCGCAGCCAGTTGATCGTCATGTTGTTCGAGGCGTCGCGGCCGCCGCCTAGATGCACCGGCGCGAACGGCGCAAGGTTGCCGCCGAAATACTGGATGCTTTGCGCCGCAGTCTCCTCCACTGCTCGGCCGATAGTCACCGGCTTGTAAAGCCGCGCCGCGGTAAGGTCGCTGGTGATCCGGCTGAGCGTTGACGGCGTGAGCAGCACCACGCGCTCGCCGGACGCCGAATGCGAGCTGATCGCCCACTCGGTCCCGCGCCGACCACGGAGCAGGCCGGATAGCTGGTAGGTCAGCGGAGAGATGAGCACGGCCGACTTGAACTGCAGGATTTCATACCCGATCGCGAGGAAGTTCGCGCCGTTCAGCACCGCCTCCTCGGTGGCCGAGGACAGCGCGCCCGAGAATAGCGACACGGTGAGCAGGGTCGACTGATCGAACATGTGCGGGCTGCCGGTGTAGTTCGCCAGCACGTTTACCGTGTAGCCGATTGTCGCCTCGTCAACGATCGCGATGGATTCGTCGTAGCTCGCGCCGCTGTCGGCCGAACGATACACAACCGCCCCAGGCCAGCCATCGGCAGACCCGCATGCCGCCACGTAGAACGCCAGATCGCTGTCTTGATCGCGCAGGCAAGCAATATCTAGAGGCACCAGGATGGTCGATGGCGTCGCTCGAACGGTGTCATCACTTTCCGGACCAGCGCCACCGGTGGCCGACTGCGTGTACACCGACGCCTCCTCGGCGACGGCCTGCCACTCAATGACGCCCGAGCGGCTTTCGACCTTGCGCTGGATTCGCAGGGTGTGCGTCGTCCCGCCGCGCACGATGCTCACCACGTCGCCCGGCTCTATAGCCGCGTACTCGCGCGAGGTGCGGAAGGTGTACTTCTGCCGCTGCGTCCAGGCGTCATACATCAGCGTTTCGGCGATCGCCCGCGCCCGGTCGGCCGTCATCGCGATCGCCAGCTCGACCCCGGTCTGCTGGCGCGACAGCGTGGTGATCCGCTGCGCCTGCTGTGTGTTCTGCTGATAATCAGCATCCTTGTCGATGTAGATCACAGACACGGCAGCGGGCAGCTCCGGCTCCTGCTGCCGCGTCATCGCGAGATCGTCGGGCAACGCATCGCCGGCCGAGGCTGCAGCCAGGTCGTCGGCGTCGATGGTGGCCACCGAAGCGCCGCCTCGCGGTCGGAACACGATCTTCGCGTCCGATTCGATGGCGTCGAAGTAGAACGCCCGCTGCAACGGCTCGATCGCTGCGCGCGCCGAGATCTGCTGCCCGATTGAGTACCCGTCAACCAGTGCAGTGAGCGCCGTCGCGTCGAAGTCCGCCGCCTCCAGCCCCGCCCGCACGCACAGATCCGACACGACTGAGGAAAGCGGTACATCGACGGGCGATGGGACATCGAAACGCCATACTGAAAACGCCCCGGGGCTGCCTATCGTGGCGCCAGCAACCGCGATGCCATTTGCCACCGCAAGGCCCTTTGCGGAGTTTCCTGTCGGCCCGCTAAGGGTGCTGACGATCCACGTCGCGCCGTTGTCCAGCGACCGGGCGGCGGTGTTCGCGTTACCCACAGCCAGCCAGATGTCGCCGGTCCAAGCGAGGCCGAGATACTGCGAGGCCGCGAGGGTGGTGGAAGTCCATGACAGCCCGTCGGCGGAGTATCCCGCGCCCGCGGACCCGTTCTGCACGGCGACGAACCGGGTGCCGTTGCTTTCGATGCGCGACCAGCCGGTGCCGAAGCCGATGGTGCCTGCGGTCCAGCTCGCTCCGTCAGGCGAGTAAGCGATCTGCCCGCCTTGCGCAATGGCCACCCACAGCGAGCCATTCCATGCGACATCCCGCCACAGCGAAGCGGACGGAAATGCGCCTTCAAACCAGACCTCACCGTCGGTCGAGTAGATCATCTGGGTGCTGCTGGCTCGGCCAGCGACCCACATCGCCCCGTTGTGCGAAATGAACTCAACCCCGGACGCGGGAATGGTTCTGGAGGTCCAGGTGATCGAATCCGGCGAGGTGTAGACGCGGGTGGTCACGGTCCCGATCACCCACAGCCCGGCCCCGTAGCCGATGCAGGTGAGCGCAGGCGGCGACGCATCCACCTCGATGAAGGTCGACCAGTTGACGCCGTCCGATGAGCGCGTCACACCGCCCGGGCCTGAACGCCCGAGGGCACACCAGGTCGTGCCGTCGGTCGCGATACCTTCGTACAACGACGTCGGCGGCGCGGCGCTAAACACCACGGTGTTTGACAACGCACCTTGAGACACAACCTCCACCGTGATGTTCGGCGGTTGATTGCCATAATTCGCAAGCTGGAAATCCTGCAGCACGAGATAGCACCGCCCCCTATAGGCGGGAACGTTTCCAACGCCGAGATAGGCTTCTATCGTCGGATCCGGCAGTTGTGATTCCGAGCCGGTGTAAAACTTGATGCCGGGCGCGAGCACTTGACTGGCAGCGACGGTCGCCACACTGGCAGCCGCGCCCACGTTGTAGATCAAGCGCCCGTTTGCCCATATGCGGCGGAGGCCGAAGATCGGACCCTCGCCGAGCATCACAGCCATTGATACGCGATAGCTGTACGTGGTCGTCGTCTGCCGACGCCCGCCCTTGCCTCGACGCGACCTTGTCCGCGTCTCAGTTTCCAGAAGATCGGTCGACCAGATCACGTTTCCAGCAACCCGCGTGCTGCCGTACAGGATAGGGATCGCGACCCCGTACTGGCTCTGCTGGGCGCGCAGGTCTCCAATTCTCGGGCCGGATTGATCGGGCAGGCGCGTAGGGAAAAGCGCCTGTCCGGCGATGCTGCCGATTGTCCATCCTATCGCTGCATAGCCAGCCGGAGCGAGTAGCGCGCCGACCGCCGCGAACGCAACGACGGCCATTTAGACAACCCCCGGATAGCGATAGAACTGACGCACGCGCGCCTGCCACGCTTTCGAGTAACGGTGCTCAACGCACGCGCCGACATTCGCATAAGCGTGAACGATCGTTCCAGTGTCGGTCATGATGGCGAGATGCTGCTCCTGACCGGGGCCAGGCAAAAACGCGATGAGCAACACGCAGCCAGGCTCTGCCTCGTCGATGCGCTCGAGGTGGCGGTCGCACAGCGCGCGGATGAGCCCCTTGTGCGGCAGTTGCCCATAGTCGGAATACTCTGCGTGAAATACATCCAGGGCGCGGGCGACTTCCAGCACCAGACCGCCGCAGTCCACGCCAGCGCCGAGGCAGCGCGCCTGGTGCTGATAAGGCGTGCCGATCCAGCGGCGAGCCTCTGCGATTACCTCTGTTCTGGATATCATCGCGGCCCCCGAAACAACCTGTCTGTGCCTGGCACATGCGGCTCGCCGCGGAAGTTCAGCACGTTGTTGAACTTGACCTTGCAGGTGGCCAGCAGCTTGTCGCAGCCCGGCTGCAGGCTGTACGCATCCCCCACCGTCAGCGCGTAGGGCATCGGAAGTTGCATCGTCATCGCGCCCGCCGCCGCGTGCGTCTTGATCTCCATGCTGTACCCGGCATTCGCGCCCGAGGTCCAGGTCAGGCGCCCGAACGTGAAGTAGCCCGCCGCCTCG